GGAGTCAATGAATGTTGAATGGAATTTATTTATTTCTCTTGCTTGTCTTATTAGTTGCGCTATCGGGTTATTACAATTTACTAGCCAATTTTGCGTAAAGCTTGGTTCATCAGTTTTCGCTGTCCGTGGGTAATCAACACCTATTCTATCAAAAACCTGAGCGACAGATCTTGCTGCCCAAATATCAACTCCCATTGTTGTTTGTTCTTTTATTTTATTTAAAATTGTTTTCTCACGCGCTACAAATTCTTTTTTTAAACTTGCAGCTTTCTCTTCATCAACTCTTATACCTCTTCGCCTGGTTTCAATCAGAATAGGCAGCAGCTCCATCTCCATGTCCCACACATCGTTAATACTTTGTTTTGTTATTTCTGTTTTAAATCTTTGCCAAAGTTTTAATGTAAGTGCAGCGTCTTGCTCAGCATAAAATCCAACATAACCTGCAGGCAGTTTCCATAGATCTGCCTTTGGATCTATACCCCACTCCTTCGCTTTTTCGTTTAAGAAAGTTTCGTTTTTTATCTCACCCAGATAATCTTTTGCGCATGCATTCAAACTAAAACTAAATCTATTTTCATTTATTAAAGCTGCAGCAACCATGGTATCTATAATAGGCCCATTTATTTCAAAACCATTTACCAACAACCAACCCACATCATAACTTGCATTATGAAATATTTTTTTAGCTGGTGTTTTTAAAACCTCCTGCATCCAGGCCGTAGTAATTGCTGAGTCCATGTTGCCACCTGCATCATGATGAATTGGAAAATACCATTGTTGATCAAACGCAGCAACTGCGAAACCAACAATATGGCCATCAAATGTAGCCCATCCTGCACCCTTTGTTTTTATATTTGGATCTTTGGTCTCTAGGTCAATTGCTATTTCTTTTGCATGTCTTAAGTCTGGATAATCACTTGGACAGACCCAATCACTGTCATTGTAGATAAAATTTAACTGATGAGTCATTTTTTTAGAATAAAATATGCTATTGTTCCACCAATTGCTAGTGCAATAATGCCGACTAGCAGCATACCTAAACCATAACCTATTGTCATTTTTTGGTGTCTTTTAATTTTTTTATTTCTAATTGGCAGTAATGTATTATTTTTTCTAGATCTTCAATTTTGTTTTTAAAAAGATATCTGCAAACATATTTTATTACGTTACCTTGAAAGAACGAAAGATTATTTTTTGAAATAAATTCGTAGGGTTGAATGGTAAAAAATTTATAGTGACTTCCCCCCACCTGCTTGTCCTGCGGAAAAGCATCTTCAAACATATCTTTATCTGTCATAATTTAAACTCCTGTAGTATTTTTAATTTTTCCTCTGCATTAGCAATTTTTTCTACTAACTTGTCTGCCTCATCAACATGTTGTGGATGCTCACCAATCGCTACAGGTTTCTCTAAATATATTTTAAGAGTTGCTTCTGCCTCTGATATTTGTGCATTATATCTATCTTCCAAAGCTTCTAATATTAATCTTCTAAACATAATTTGCCTCGTATAATTTATAATATTTTCCTAATGGAAAGTTATATTGATGGTTTGTACCTAGCAAGTGTAAAGTTTGTTTAGATCTTGTTACGCCTGTATACCAAACTCTAAGTTCTTTTACTTTCTCTGCTAAATTTTTTTTGTCAAAGTGTGATGGGAAGTTACATTTACTGGCTAACACTACGTTGTCAGCTTCACCACCTTTCACCTGATGTATTGTATCAATTATAATTTTAGGTGGCTGCGTTAGATCCACACCTTCCTTCATTAATTTATTAAAATATTGTTTATCTTTATCTTTAAATTTTCTTTTAAACACTTGATTCCATGGACCTTTTTCATCTCTCATACCACATCTGAGATGTAATTCATCAAAATTAAATACTTGATTTGGATGTGCGAAAGACCATTTTTTGCTGTCCTGTGACCGGTAGCCGTGGTCTATGTTCAAAAGATATTCGTACATGATACAGGCATCTTGCCTAGTTATAGATCCACCCTCACAAATTTTTTTCCATAATTCGATAGCTAAAAATTGATTTGGATCAAATGATTTATTATTTTTTTGGTCCTGGTAATACAGGCCTAGATTCTTTGCCTCCACCTGCAGCTCTCGCTTCACATCGTTAATTCTAGCTAGAACCATCCAGCTGCCATCAAGATCCCAAGGCACCTTCTTCAGGCCATTCCATCTATGTATAGATCCATCTTTACCATTTGAATAAAATTCTTTCTCTATTCTATTATCACCCATGGAATGTAAAATACAGTTTGAGAAGTAATGTATATTTTTATTTAGTCTTACAGATTTTTTCAAAACTAACGATCTGCCAGGAAATGTTTGAAACAAGTTTACATCTGCACCATTCCATTCATAGATAGCCTGGTCATCATCTCCAGCTATATAAACTCTATCAACAGCTTGAGATATTTTAACAATCATATCCCACTGTAAAGGAGTCAGATCTTGAGCTTCATCTACCATCAATACTTTAAAAGGTATTACTAAACCATCAGTAATGTATCTCTCAACCATGTCAGTAAAATCTAATCTGTCAGGTGTCCGTTGTCCGTTCTCTAGTTCCATAGTTTTAAATTCTTCGTAACCATTAATAATTGATTTGAATTGCTGCAACCTTACAGCTTTTCTAGATTGTTGTTTGTACAGCCACACAGGATCTGTTTTCATGTTTCTTGCCCTGTCATAAATTTGTAGAGACCAGTTGTTGTAAACCTTTTGATCATCATGGCCGTCTTTGTAATTAACTTTCACTGTTCCATATTGTGTGTGAAACATAAGCATATCTGCTTTTGGATCTAGAACGGGAATCTCAGCAAACTGTTGTCTGGCCAGAGAATGTAGTGTTCTAAAATATTTGAAATCATCTTCATCATATTCTTTAAATCTTTTTCGTACTCTTGCAACACATTCGTTTACAGCTTTGTTTGTAAAAGATACATAACAGATCTCATCAGGAGAATAGCCTTGTCTTAAATAACGCTGCACACGTTTTAATAAATTTTCTGTTTTACCTGTGCCTGGAGGACCAAAAATCTTAATTGTCTTCCCACGCAGCTTTCGGTTTAGTGAATTTGACATCTTTATTTTTATGCTCCATTTGTTTTGGCAAAGCGACAATCCAATGTCTGCTTTGTATACCCTTGAACTTGGCCTTTGGTTTTGCACCACCTTGTTCTAAAAATCTTGTACATTCTTTTTCATTCCAATTATAACCCATCTTCTTCATAAATGATCTAAAGGTTTCTAATTTAAATCTCATTTCTGTCTCATCACGCCATATATTACCCGAATCAATTTGATCAAATTCTGTTGTATCTTCTACATCTTCTAAGAATCTTGACATCCTAGAATTAAATACATCACTTCCTTCTTCAGATGCATCAAACCCTTCCATGTCTTGTTTGTTGGATACGAGCTCCTCTAACCAATCTCTGTATGGATCTGGATCTCTTTTAGTTGGTTTAAGTGGTCTCCAAACAATGTCATAGTTTAGTAATTGTTCGCCCAATAATTGTTGCTGATATAATTGTTTTGTTGAAAGCCTAATTGATTTGCCCTGTATAGGTAATATCCAATAAGGTTCTGGATATGAATTTACTTTTATAAGTTTACCAACTTCTGGTATTGCTTCGTTTGTGCCTATTCCTAATTTTCTTTTAACACACTCACTAGACACACAATGCATTCTAGCGATTGATGTTTTACATTTGTAGGCATACTCTTTGTTTTCTACACCTTTAAATATATTTTCTAATTCTTTTGGATGTAATCTTTCTTCACAAACTTTACCCATCATCTCTCTCGTCCAATCCTCATACATAACAGGATCTGGGTTTATCTTTTTTGCAAGCACTGCAACATTAAACATTGCATCATTACGACCTTCTCCTTTACTAACTTTATTTTTCATAAAGTTGACTACGCAGGGTGGGTAATCTTTAGTTTCATCATCTTGAAATATTTTTAATTTTTTAAATTCATTTGGTTTTAATTTATATTTAGATACAAATTTATATAAGTCTTCTAATTTTATTGAGTTGCACTCATCATCCATTGCAACTCTTGTTGTCATGTGTGCTTTTTGGTAGGGCAGGTTTACAAAATTACCTTTTCTTTTTTCATCCCAATTGTCAGGTGTTAAATCTACTTCATCTTGTGCAGGAAAAATATCTGTAGTCGTATCGTTGATGCCTAAATCAGACGCGATCTCAATTAATTTTTTACGCATTGCAGATGCTGGTACAACACCCTCAATAAATAAAATTAAATGGAGTCCGTTGGATTTTGATCTGAACGGGACGAGTGGGTATTTTCTTTTACGAATAATGGATATAAGGTCTTGATGCCGTATATTATAACGATCAACATCGATGACCCCCCAACTGCATGTATTATCATCTCGAATGGGAACTGACCCATAGTAAGCTTCTCCTTTTAAGTGTTGCACCCAATGATCTTTTGTCATTGGAGAAGGCTCTACCCAATGTTTAAACTCTGCCTTACCTTTGGAATTTTTATTTCCCGTAGGTTTGGAAACGCCAAAATATGTGGTGGACCCCTGGAAGAGTTCTACAAACTCTCCCAGGGTGTTGTCAAGTATGTCCATACTAGAATGGAGTTTTTGCTACTTGTTCTTCCTTACCATGATTAACTTTCACAGCACCTTTTTTGCAAGTCTCATAAAACTCAAAAGCTGCTTTGATAGTGTCCTCGCTAGGTACTTGACCCATATGTTCAATCTCCCAACCAAACCATGATCCCAAGTTATTTTTTTCGAGAACTGTCTTTAACGAATACATCTGAGTAAACGGTGCTGGTTTAAAAAAACCTTTGCCGTCTTTTCTCTTAGATCTCAAAGACATCATCATTGAATTCCACTTCTTGGATTTTTTCCTTTGAGTAGACTTCATAGTTATTAATGCCGTAGAAGTTTTTTCTTCTTCGACAACCATCACATAGTGAGACGCTGTCTCTTCTATGTAATTACCATTTTCGAGTCGATCTTTG